TCGCAATCAAAAGATCGGGAATACCACCTGCGTTGTAGCACTTCTGCATCAATGTTTCCAACGCAGTAGCAGTCAGCGTTGCGCTGCTGCTGTCAGTGTTGGTTGTGATGAAATCCATCAAGCCACCAGTTGAACGGCGCTTGTTGGCTGAATCATCGTTCTTCTTACCGTAAAGATAAGCCTGTTCACGGGTGATGACGTTCTCAACGGTCCTGCCATACAACTGCTTGGCAAACTCGTCAGTCACGCCATACCGGGTGATCTGCTGCTCAGTACGAGTCATGTTAACGGGTGTCGGCCCGAAAATCTGAGTGTAGTTTGAGCGGATCGTCCGGTCAGCCGACCGTGCGGTACCGGGATCAGAACCCTCAACGAGTGCAGTACCAAGACAGATGATCGTGTCTTCGTCTGCGGCTGACGTTGCGGGCCATGCTGAACCGTTGGTCCAATCGGTCACATTGATAACACCCGAGGTGTTGTTGATAGCAGTAATTCGCTTGACCGCACCGTTAACGGTGGCACCCTCTTCTCCAATGTTGAGAAGATCGTCTACTTGGAACTTATAAGAATCGGCTGCTGAGACTGTAATAGTCGTAGCACCCGCTCCTGCGGCTCCTGTACCTGCAGCCTGTGCACGGGGAAGCAAAAGTTCCTCGTCCATCCATTTGAATTCTGTCTGATCGGTACCAGAAGAGGATAGAAGTTGCCTTCCATCAGTTCCAATACCATTGATAAACGGCGAATCAACAGGCGAGATCATGTAGATCGCCTCGTCCATGTTGATCTTGACGCCGACGGCTAGATCATAACTAGTGACCTTGCCTGAGTAGCCTACGATAGCCACAATTTCACGCTCCTAAGTAATTAAGTGGAATGGTTCTTTCTGTCTCGCAACATTCCCTCGTACTTAGTGCGATTATCGGCCCATTTCTTGACACCAATACGTTCACCATCAGAGTCCAGATACGGAACGAACGAGCCGTCCCGCCTATGTTCTCCCTTGATACCTCGTTCCCAAGCAGGATTCGCTTGAGGCGGTGGCACCTTGTTCTTTACCGATGGTGTAGCCGCAGCCGTAGTCGCTGGCGATTGAAGAATCCGCTTTGCAGCATCCTCTCCGCACTCCACACAAACCGTGTCCGCGTCGTCACGCATACTCTGTACACGCTCGTAAAGAGCCATGCACTCAGAACACTCGTAAACGTATGTAGGCATTGCTAACCAGAAACCACCCTAGAATCGGGACTATTCCCACCCGCTGCCTCCAACACCGTATGGATAAATTGGGCTGCTGAGTCTTCCTTCGGACGACCCGCATCCAACATCTCCCTAAACTGGCGATGGCCTGCGTCGTATGGGCTTTCTGTCTGATTCTCAGGTGCGATTTGATCCGCAGCAAGATCCCGACGCTCCTGTGCAACACGCACATCGGCCTCAGAATTATCCGGCTCAGGCGGTGGCGGTGGAGCAGCATCTTTAAGGATGCCTAGTTCCTCTGCCTCTGCCTTGATGAGATCTGTTTCCAGATCACCATCGTAAGCCTTGAACAATAACTGTCCTGCCTTGCTATCAGTATCAACCCCGGCCTTCAGAAACGCCATCTCGCGTTTCATCTGATCAAGTTCCTGAGATGCCTTCTTGCCACGTTCAGCGGCGTCACGCAACTCCTTGATCCCACCGTATTCCTGATCTTCTGCCATGATGTCTCTCCTGCCTAATCGCACACAGTCGGAGGAACCGTGCGGTAGATGACTGAATAAGAACGTCCCCGGTCGTCACGCTCCGGTTCTGTCTCCACTAACTACTCATCAAGGGCGTGGGCGTCCAAGATGGGATAAGCACTCACCGGCCCGAAAGAGCGCACAGCGGCCTACATGCAAATTGTAGCACGACTGTAATACTATTGGCAAGACTCGCAGACATCAGGATTTTCCAAGTCAACCAATGGATCTAAAGGAGGGCGTTCCCCTAACATTTCTTCCCTGTCGTAATAGGGAACCCATTCGCCATCTACTAGAACAAGACCGGGCCAACCAACCCTAGTCATCGTAGAACTTTTCGCACCAAGCCTTGGTACGGCACGCTTCCTCGTTCAGATCAACACGATATTCTAGAGAATTGACACGCTCATAAATCTGATCAAACTCATCGATGCCACTCTCTACAATATCCAGAACCGATTCCATCTGGAGTTTAATACTTTCCATATCACCGACAATGATCTCTACCATCGTGCTGGAAGCAAAGTTCCTAGTGTCTTCCACACGGGCAAGACGCATGTTCTCCAAGGCATCAGCATTAGTGCTGACTCCTTCTTCAATGGAGGCAAGGCGCGCAAGCACAGCACTATCGGTACCCGTGTTCTGTTCGATAACAGTCACGGTCTTCTCTAGGTCATCGATACGTCCCGCTACCTGAGCAGCATTCCATACGACGACACCACTGGTGACAGCCACCGACAGGATAAGACCAAGGGTAATCCTTGAGATCTTTACCTGTTTGAGATCGGTGACCACACTGTCACCCATTAGATCGACGTACCCTTTTTGTTGCGATTGGTTACAATCTTGCCACTACCTTTTCGACCATAAGGATCACGGTACGGCTTACCTTCATAGAGAGAAGCAACCCGCCTATCCCATTCGGTTCGCATAAATGAAGCAGCAGTCTGTATCTCAGGGCTTTTCTTCAATCGCTTCTTATTCTTAGTGCGATGCTCATACTCCATCTTTGAAACATACCGATCCACATCGGCGCTACCCCAACTGCGGAAAGTGCGAGATGTCTTCATTACGACACCATCGAAGCCGACTTGTCGCCAAAGCGAGAAGCAGCCATGCCCTTGACAAGACTCAACGCAGCCGTAGCACCAGCCAACGCAGCAGCCTTAGCGTTACCGATGTCTCCACCGACAACAAAGATACCTAGAAATGCCTGAATAAAGGTAGCAACTACCCGTTCGATAACGTCCTTAGTAACCACTTCGTACCTTCTTTCCTGTTTTCTTAGCGTGCTTCTTAGCAGCAGCCTTGCCTTTCTTCGTGTAAGCAAACTTCTTCTTACCAACCTTAGGCATTAGCCGCTCCAAATCCTGTAGCAGAACCAGACATTAGCGCACCACCACCACCTGCAAAGTCTGACGCTCTGCGTGCCTTACGTGCTGCAATCATATCAGCCAGTTCCTGACCAGTACGTAACTCTCCTTCTACAAAATCACCCTTCATGCCGAACTCGGCAGACGTACCGTGCGTACTCAACTCAAGATTAGCCTCTCCTATACGCTCCCTATACAAATCTTCTTCTAGTTTCAGATTAGCGAAACCCTTCCATACGCTTTCCTGTGTCCTACCTAAAGCCGTAATCGCTTCAGCGCGCTGCTTTGTAATAGTTTCATCCAAAGTAATGGCAGCAGTACCACCAATTGTTGCAGACTCAACAGTCTTTCTGACATTGACCCAATCCCCACCCCACTCATCATCGGGATCAAGGAAAGCAGTCATCAAAGCCGCATCACTAGCAGGCCCATACCAATCCATAAACGTCTGCTTGATTTCTTCCGGTGCCTTATAGATCATGTTCGATGCGGCAGTCAAACGCTCCGTGATTTCAGTATCACCGACACTATTAAGAAACGTATCTCTAACAAGATTATCAAGATTCGCACCAAGAGCAGCCATACCATACTGCTCCAACTGGCGGGCAAGAGTTCGTTCACGTTCCAGATACTCTGCTGGGGTAGGGATATCACGCGGAGCGGATAGGTAACGCTTATCTTCTCGCATCAAAGCAATACCGGGGAACCTGTCCTTGAATGCCTTCTGATCGTAGACCTCTATCATTGCCTGAGCCGAAGTAAACGTGGAATCAGCAATGAATCTGCCCTTTACCCAACTCCACAACTCGTTGGTAGTCGCAGTATCAAGACCAATATCTAACATTGTTTGAAGAAAGCCCTGTTTCAAAGTCCTGAAGTTGTCATCAGACTCAAAGGATTCAGGCAGATCACCACCAGAAGCCGGTACAAAACCGGCAGGATTCGTTACATTCCCATGCTCATCTATTGATACACCAACCGGAGTATAACCCTCTACCGGTGGACCGATATATCCCGGCTCATCTGCAAATCCAAAAACGTCATAGAATTCGCCATACGTTTCAGCGATCTCTTGTAACGACAGGCCCGCATACTTGGGATCGCTTGATAGCAAACGACCGCTACCAACATCTCCTGCGGCCCGCGCTTCCTTGTAGACCTCATAGCCAGAACGAAGAACATTGCCTTCGTCGTCAGTCTCCACCCAAGCACCGGGTGTTACCTGCTCATTCTGAAGAATGTCCGGTCCATACCCCGGTACACGAACTACTCTAGAAGTGCCGGGACGGTACTCAATAGCCATTACCGTGCCCCAAACATCTTAAGAAGAGTACCAGTCAAACCACTCATACCAGACTTATAGGCATCGGTCTTCTCAAACTGAGGCTGGGCACGCGCCCACCTACTAACCTCACGAGAATTCATAAACCTCTCATCGCCATCTTCGTTGAGAATCAGATTGTTTAATTGCTTACCGAATACGTCCTGCAACTTGACTTCGCTCGCATCCAACTCCCAGACATCTGCCAGAGTAGTCCTTATAGGAGACAGATGATTGTTCAACGACGACCCTCCAAAGTTAACTTCTCCAGTACTTGAATCTGTACTATACGAAAAGTTATCGATCCGATCCAGTATCGATGAGCCACTCAGAAAACCGTACTGATCCCCAACTCTGCGAATGATCTCGTCATAAGCCGTCTGATAGTTGATTTGCTCAGTCTTGACACCCTGAACCAGATCCCAAATATCCTCATCGTCTATCGCTATATAGTTTTGAATAGCGATTCTTTTAAAGTTGTCGAATATATCTTGTAGCGCACCGGGTCCAATTTTAGAAGGATCAAACTCGCTCCCAGCCTTTGGATGTGGTTTCGTAGTGAACCCATCATCCCCAAATAATTTCTCTTCAATCTGCCTATTTGCTTCATCCGCATTCAATACTGGCAATCCATTAGGACCAACATCTGATGCAGTAAGAATCAAATTTTCCGCAAAGTCTCTTATCCTTTTACTTTCAGGATCAAGATCATCAAGCCCCTGCATCCGCAAATAATCAGTGACATACCTTGCGGTTTCCTTCACCAACCGCTCGTAT